TGGAAATTCAACCATTTCACCTTCATCACCAATCATATCCTCGAACTCATCTTCCTCGCCGTACTTCTGGGCTTTGGGAAGTTTAAACTCGTCATCCATCGGCTCTTCGCTATCCAACGGCTTGTCCAAAGGCATATCTTCTGGACTCTTGGACATATCCTCTACATCAGCCTTGCCTTCTTTTTTAATCAGCTCTTGAATATCCTCTGGCAATTTAGCCAGCAATTCGTCATCTACATAAAACATTATTCTTCCTCCTTGGGTTCTTTAGATTTCTGTGACTCCATCCACTTCTTGCCAGCTTTTTCAAATTCGCTGTCTTGTTTCTCTTCGTACATCTTTGCCGAACCCTTGTTAAACATCTTGGCAAGTTCAGAAGGAAGAGACTTCATGTAAAACTCTTCGCTCTTGTGGTTGTACTCCATCTTGTCGCCAGAACCTTTTTTCTCACACCAAGACCTTCTAACTATAAATCCATTTTCTATCTGATCTATCGAAACTGAAACTTTGTTATCCATACCCGCTCCTATGATTATCATTAGCTATATCCTTTGACTCTATTTTTTTGTGGCTGATATGGAGTTGAAGTCCTTGGTCTATCAGCCTTTTTAACACCAAGGCGTTCTGGTAGTTGGTCAACCGATCCGGTTTGTTCTCTCCATAATTCTGTAGTTCCTGGTGCTAGTTGACCTTCACGTTCCATGATTTCAAATCTTCTTATCTGTGACTTGCTTTTAAACTGTCCCATTTTTTAATTCTTTTTTAGCCCAATCTCTTTTGCGCTCTGGTAAATCCTTCCTTGTTTCCCTCTGCCACTTTTCAGCGGTTCCCTTCGGCAGCTCTCCCCTATTTTGAGCTGCAAACATCCACCGCCTTTGAGCTTGTGATTTAAACGGCATATTATCTTTTCAACTGCGCATTAGCCCAGTTAGCCATTCCCATTTGCATTGGTTTGTTTGAAGGGCTTGGGGATTCTTGCCTCTGTATATTTCCCATCATGTTGTTAAGATTATTTCTCTCTTCCCATCCAGACCTAAACTGCTCTTGTTCTTGTGGTGAAGCTGCGCCCCACGCTTTTGGATCTAATGTCTTTAGATAATCACCCCAATTGCTAGGTTGTTGTACTTGTTGAGGTGGCTTCCAGGGTTGAAGTTGATTGCCCGGTATTCCGGGTATTTGTGGAAATGGGTTTTGAGGTTGTCCTGGAGTTGTAGGCCGCGGCCTTTGAGCCGCTGGCTGTATAGGTCTTGGAACCATAGGCCGTTGTGTCATCGGTCTAGGTGTCATAGGTTTTACTGCTGGTCTTTGTACTGAAGGCTGTGCTACTGGCTTTTGTACTGTCGGTCTTTGTATAGGTTTAGACACAGGTCTTTGAAGTCTAGACTGCATCCCCCTCATCGTTTGACCTAACTTCTGAAACGGATTCATACTCCCCCCAAAAAGGTTTGCCGGGGGATCTCTCCCCCGGCTTCCCTGTTACTGACCTATTGCTATAAACTCTAATCTTGTAACGCCTGACATACTCACACCGTTTTCAACTTCAGCAAGGCTTGCAGCCGAAACCGCAGAACCTGTGAAAGTCGAAGCTACAGAACCAGCCGGGGTATAAGATGCACCCGTGACTGTGATCGTAGGAGCAGAATCAAGTGACGCGGTGTTAGCGTGGCTGTGATTACCCATAGCTGAACCTGTAAATGCCTGTGCAGCAGCCTCGCCAAATCCAGCGACAAGGCCAGTTGTTCCAACCTCAACCAGAGGAAGTATATCGGCAGCAGGAATTACACCACCAACTGCGCCTGTATCCGTGAAAACGAGCTGCGCATCAGCAGCACCGTTATCGTTGAAATACAGCGGAGCGCCTGAGGCGGCCGTAGCGCTGTGATGGATTCTAACAGCCACAGACGCTCTTGGCGCACCAGCAACGGCCTCCATCGGCATCACGACGAACACATCTTCAGCGGTTGGTGAAACGCACTCAAGCTGATCTGATTCGGATTCGTTGACGTAAATCTGAACGCCACCCGGAGCTGCTGAATGAGTTACAAAAAACCTAGCGGAAGAAGCACCGCCCCAAATAGAGCCATCAGCCGTTTCGCCAATTACATCGGCCGCACTTGCGCACGTTGATTCTAATGACCCACAATTTGCAGACGCTCCAGCAAGAGCCTCGACAACGTAAAGCGGACCATCCGTACCAGCATCAGACGGGTCTGCGGCGTGTGTAAGCGTAATGACAGGCTTAACTACAGCGGTCCAGTCGGGGATATAGGTCGGAAGAACCGCACTTGCGGCATTAGTTCCGGCCGGAGTACCAGCCGAAGCATCGGCATTTGTGACTGTTATCGTTGGTGTGTCCGAGCTAGCTGTTGGGCTGATTGTGTCGGGTGTCCCGGTAAAAGTAGAAGCTACCGCTCCAGCGGGGGTAAACCCGCCCGAATGATAAGCCAAAACCTTCCCAGTCGAACGCGACCAAACAAAAACCATTCCGTCTTCCCCACCCAAAACCAACTGGTCAATGTGGGATAGACCAACAACGCGGGGGGTAAACGTAAACCCTCCGGTTGTGTAAGTACCACTTAGTGTCATGTATCCCGAAACTTGCTTGGCAAACCCGCCGTCCGAGTAAGGTCCGTTCAAACCAGCGACCGAATAAGTCGTGGTTGCAAACGCACTCCCCGGAAATACGAGAGTTCCAATCAAGCAAGCGACGAGCATGAGCTTGCTAATAAAACGCATTTTAAATCCTCCTAGTAAACTTCACCTAATACAGGATCATTTACTTTCTTTTTTGGTTTATCTTTCTTTTCAACTTTTTGCTCTTCTACTGGCTTATAAGTAGCGTATTCAGCGTATGACCGAGAGATGAGCTTAGAGGTCAACAAATCAACTTGTTTTCTATGCTCAACTTCCCGCCAACCTGTAAACGCTACAAAAAGCACAATAACTGCAAATAAAACATACATTTCCGCCATTTTATATCCTCCGAGGTCGTCCACATAATCAGCCCGCCAGCTAACTAACGCGGATTCTCTACCATCTCGAACCTAAGAACGGGTCTTTCCCTTCGCCCTGTTTAGCCTTAGCCATTGACTTTCGGCGGTTGTCTAAATACCGCCTAACCCGTTCGTCATAGCTTACAATCACGTGCTCTTGCTCCACGGGTTTCGGGTACCATACCCGCTGATAAAGCTGTAAGGCGTAAACGTAAGCGTCAACTAAATCGTTCTTTTCATCCCCGCCTTCAAATTCCAATAGTTGCTTGCTCAAAGCCGGGGTGTTAACTGTAGCAACCCCGCGTTCAAGTAAGTAACTTATTGATATTGATCGCCTTACTTTATCAACGTCCGACCTAACCCCAAACTCATCCAACCCGCGCCACCTGGTCGCCGGGTTATCCCGCCTTAAAACCGCAGCAACCGACTTCTGAAACGCTACAGACTCAACCCCAGCATAATCAGGTTTATGCCTGGCCTCGACCGCGTGCAGGTTGCTGATTAATCCATCGAATCCCCAGCGACCATGGATTGTTTCGATCTCTTCGGCTTTCCCGGCTTTCGTGATTCCAATCGTACAAATAGCCGCTTCGTCCGCTGTTTTCTTTTCGCTGATAGCCGGGTCACAGGTGGAAATAATCATATCATAGTCACCAGTTAACCCAGGCCGAATCCATTGCGGTTGGAATATATCCGAATCGTCACTGAAAAACTCACCCTCTAAAAATCGTTTACGAAGCGCGAACGGCAATTGTCTGAGAACTCCATCGATGTAATCCGGGTCGATGTTTTCTATATTGTGCAAGGGATTCATTAACAATGACGCGTAATCATCCGGAATTAAAAGGGGTTGTCCACTTATCGGGTCCACTTTCTCGACGAATAATTTGCAAGTCCAGTGTGACGGCCTAGGTGGATTGCAGTCATAGAAAACTTTCTTCTTTAATTCATTCCTTTCAGCCAGCCTGGTCAACGCTATGTTACGGGAATCGTAGGATATTTCGCTGCATTCGTTAAAGAATATAGTTGAAAATTCCTTACCCAGGATTTTTTCGGTCCGCTCTTTATCATCTAATCCGCCAAGCCATAATTCTGAACCGTTCGGAAATTGTAGGAACCAATCAGATTGATTCCATTTGAGCCGGGAAACCAATTGAGGGAAACAAAGACTTAAGACTTTAGGTAAAGTATCGAACCATACTGATTGTTTTATATGAGAAAAATGCCTTCTTAAAGCTACGTGTCTTGATTTAGTTTTCAAAGATCTAAGTATTAAATTTCTCAAAATGATAAAGCTTTTACCGCTTCGTGAACCACCGAATAACAATATATGCTTTGCGGCGCTGTTCAGCAGATCAATAGCTTGCCGCTGGCGTTCGGTTTTTTTAAAATCGCTCATGCGT